TCCGGCTTTGCCACGCTCGCCTTCCTCCTGGCGGAGGCGCTGAAGCCGCAGGCACCCGAGCTGCTCTTCTATGCCCAGGGCGTTGCCGGCTTGAGCTGCGGCGCGTCTGTGGCGCTGCTTGCGGATGGAGGCTGCGATGCTGGTTAAACCGTCCTACTCGACCTCGCGGCTCTACCTCTGGATCTCGTTCGCGCTCGCATGGGTCGTCATTCTGGTGCTCGCGATCGGCGCCATCCGTGGATCCGAGCAGGCGGTTGCGTTCGGCGCCACGGCCGTGCCCTCGATGGTGATGCTGATTGCCGCCATTCTCGGCATCCACCGGGGCTTCGGATCCGTCGACATGAAGACGGCCGCCTCGATCGCGCCGCAGCCCTCAAGTCCGGAGGGTGGCGCATGAACCGGCTATACCTCGCCGCCGCCGGAGCATTGATCGCGGTCCTGACGATCGCTGGCCTGGTCCTCGCTACAGTCAGCAAGGTCGAGGCCATGACGGCTGAAGCCGCGCGGTCAGCTCGCGCAGAGCGCGACCACTACTGGCGCGCCCAGGTCGAACAGATGAGGGCGGATGCGCAAGAGCAGATCGCCGAGAACCTGCGGAAAACCATGGCAGCGCAGAACGCGGCCCGCGACGAGGTCGCGGCGCTGCAGGCGCGTGCCGCAGAACTGGAGAAAGAAAATGCGGCTTTGCCGGATGGCGGCGAGCGTGGCCTTAGCCGCGATCGCGTCCGCCTGCTCAACAAGCGATAGGGAGACGATCGTGGTCCCGCAGTTCATCGAGCGTGAGACGCCGGCCGAAGCCAAGCTTTCGTGCCCGCCACCAGTCGCCCTACCTGACCGTGATCTCAGCGAGAAGGAGACCTCCGATTTCTGGGGCGCCGATCGCACGGCGCTCAGGATCTGCGAAGCCCGCCGATCGGCAGCCGTCGGAGGCTCGGATGTACAGTGATTTCGACCGCGAGATTGGCGAGGAGCGGGTCGAGCAGGAGCGCCAGGCGAGGCTAACAGCGGCCCGCCACGCGTTGAAACAGATGGGTACCGAAGAATGCGTCGATTGCGGCTGCACGATTTCAATCGCCCGTCGCCGCGTCCACCCGTCTGCCACCCGTTGCCTGGAATGCCAGGAGATGACCGAGAAGGAAGCCTATCTCCGATGACCCCAGCCGAATACCTGCTTTACGCCAACACCGCACTGGCGACCCTTGCCCTCCTGGGACATCTCAAAGGCTACTTCTCGTCTGGCGAGAAGACCCTCAGTGAGCTGCTGAAGTCGATCGAGAAGCGGATGGATGACCGCCTGGTCAAAGCGGAGAGCAAGCTGGTGGAATACGACCGGCGCATCCAGTCGATCGAGGGCGAGATCAAACACCTGCCGGACCGCGAGACGACGCACAGAATGGAACTCGCGATGAGCGAGATCAACGGCAAGCTGAACGTGATGGCCGAGCGCCTGAAGCCGATCGAGGCGATCGGGGAGCGGCTGCAAGAGACTTTGATGGAGCAAGCACGCAAATGAGCGACCTCGCCACCGACTTCGCACAGATCATGCGGGAGGAAGCCCGGCTGATCATTCTCAAGGCTCTCGGCCAGCAGGTGAACGAGAGCCTGAACTCGTCGATGCTGGAGCCGGTGCTGGCGACCTTCGCCATCCACCAGCCCCGTGCCTGGATCCACCAGCAGATCGATTATCTTGAGACGATGGCTGCGGTCACGGTGGTCAATGCCGGCACGGTGAAGATCGCCACGCTGACTGAACTCGGTCGCCGTCACATCGATCGCCACTATGTCATCGAGGGCGTCAAACGTCCGTCGCGGCCGGGAGCGTGAGCAATGGGTCGCGGGCGGCTGAACCATATCGAGCTGTTGCCGGAGGAGTGCGGGCCGATCGTCGCCTGGGCGTGCGATGCCCTGCAGGACCGGGACACAACACAGACCGAGATCTATTCGGAGTTCGTTGCCAGGCTGCAGGCTCTCGACAAGGAGTATCGCGGCGAGCTGGATATCAAGATCCCGAGCTTCTCTGCTTTCAACCGCTATTCGATCAAGCTCGCGAACATGACCCGCCGCCTGGACGAGACGCGCGAGATCGCGACCGCGATCGCCGGCAAGTTTGACCCTCAGGCGTCTGACAACCTCACCCTGATCGCGGCCGAGGCTATCAAGAGCCTCGTCTTCGAAATGATGACCAACCCGAAGGGGATCGACCCGAAGGGCGCCATGGCGCTTGCCCAGGCGCTGCGATCGGCGACCCAGGCGCAGACCGTCTCTAGTGATCGGCGCAAGAAGATCGAGGCCGAGTTCAAGGCCCAGGCCGAGGAAGCGGTGGAGAAGGTGGCCAAGGCTAAGGGCCTGACGACCGAGACCACTCAGCAGATCCTGAGTGAAATTCTTGGGGTCAAGACATGACTGCACCGATTACCGAGGCTCAGTGGGCGGAGGCCCGGCGGACCGCCACGGAGGTTCTGCCGGGCCTCGTCGATAAAGTCGGATTGCCCAAGGCACTGATCTCGTATCAGGCCCGCACGCTCGCCTTGCTCGAAGACAGCGCCTGCCGGGTGCTCTTCATCGAGAAGAGCCGACGCATCGGCCTGACCTTCGGTTTTGCATCCTACGCAGCGCTCCGCGCCGGCCGCGCCAAATCGGCCGGTGGCATGGATGTGATGTACATCTCCTATTCCCAGGAGATGACGCGCGAGTTCATCGACGCCTGTGCGATGTGGGCGAGGGCCTTCTCGAATGCGGCGCTCGCGGTAGACGAGTTCCTCTTCGACGACAGCGACAAGACCGGCGATCGCTCCATCCAGGCGTTCCGCATCTGCTTCGCCTCGGGCTTCGAGATCCTGGCACTCTCTTCTGCACCGCGCACTCTGCGCGGCAAGCAGGGCGTGGTCATGATCGACGAAGCGGCCTTCGTCGACAGTCTGCCGGCGCTGCTGAAGGCGGCGCTCGCCTTCCTGATGTGGGGCGGCCAGGTCGTCGTCTGCTCGACCCACAACGGGACCGAGAACGAGTTCAACAAGCAGATCCAGGACATCCTTGCCGGCCGCAAACCCTACAAGCACCTGCGCATCGATTTCGACCAGGCGCTGACGGAAGGGCTCTACGAGCGCATCTGCCTGGTGAACGGCATTGAGTGGACGCCTGAAGGCGAAGCGAAGTGGCGGCAGGAGATCATCGACTTCTATGGCGATGGTGCCTCGGAAGAACTGTTTTGCATTCCGACGGCTGGCACCGGCGCCTGGTTGCCGGCGCCGCTGATCGAAGCCCGGATGACGGTGACCAACCCGATCATTCGCCTCGAGCTGCCGACAAACTACCTTCACCTGTCCCGCCTCGAGCGCGGCATGCTGCTGGTCGAGACCATCCGGCAGCTCAAGGAAGCACTTGCCAATCTCGATCGCGAGCGGCGCCACGCGCTCGGCTTCGACTTTGCTCGCGTCGCCGACTTGTCGGTCGCCACGCTTTTGTCGATCGACCGGATGCTGAAGCGCGAGGAAGCCCTGACGCTGGAAATGCGCAACGTTCCTGGTGACGAGCAGAAGCTGCTGATCCGCATGATCCTGGAAGGCGCGCCGCGCCTGGTTGGCGCTGCCTTCGACGCCACGGGCATGGGCTGGACCGTGGCTGAAGACATGGGCCGCATCTTCGGCTTCCGGACCGAGGACAATGACGGCGGTCTGATCGCGGCCGTCAAGTTCTCGACTGACTGGTACCGTTTCAACATGCCGCCGCTGAAGACCGCTTTCGAAGACGACGCGATCGCGCTCAGCAAGGATGACGACCACCTGGCCGACGTGCGCCTGGTGCGCGTCATCGCTGGCGTACCAAAGGTTCCGGACCTTAGGACAGGCGAGGGCTCAAAGAAGCGCCACGGTGACTTTGCCATCGCGCTGGCGCTCGCCCATTGGGCCAGCCGTCAGCAGTGGTTCCAGTACGAATATTTCTCCATCGGCGAGCTGAAGACCATGGCGGGCGCGGCTGACGACGATGACGACACAGACTTCGGGAGACGGCATTGGTAGAGCGCAAATCATCCATTCTTGGGCC